ACGCAATCGCCCGGAGCAGAACGGCTATTGGTCAATTGGAATTTAGTCGGTTCAATGCCGCGAAGATTAGCCTTGATGCTGTATTTAATATGCACAATTGCAAATGCACAATTGGACATCAGCTTTGACGAATTCCACTGGTAAGTGAGATTCGATGCAGACATTACCGAGACTGCATTGGTGCTGGAATTAGCAGGGCTATAAGAACCGTTGTTGTATAGATAAATATCCATCTTGCCTTTAACGGACGTATCCGATTGGCTAGTTGACGGATCATAAAGAGAATCTACGCTATACCCGTTTGAGTTAAATACAACACGTTTGCCACCCCAATACACATCACCGAATGTAATAACGTCGGAGCCAGTGCCAGTGGTCTCGCACAGTGTAATGACGTAATACATTTCCAGATTGTCTGTGGTAATAGACAAATCAGTTATGATGCCGCCGAGCCAAGCCTGACCATATACGACTGGAAGTTTGTTGTCGGTAGCAGGGGGAACTTGTTGACGATTGCCGGGGTTGGGAGATTGACCAGCGGCGGGATTTTCTGCCGGACTCATCAATGCTTTAGATACAATCGACGAAACAATAGTATTAATTGCAAATGCGGCAGCGGTAGCCCAAAAACCAGACAAACCGATTGCAGCAGCAATGATTGATCCAACTGCAAATGCCGGAGTGCAAGTAATCAATGCACCGATAAATAGTCCAATTGGCGTAATCATTTTGTCCAACTCTCGTCTGTTTTTTTGAACCCGAATCTGCCGTAATCAAAGTCAGGACTATTTGACAGCTTTGCCATAACAACATGAGTGATTCTATTTTGTTGCTTTAATTCTTCGCCATAATCAAGAAACGCCTTAAACAACTTATAACCAACGCTTGATCCGCGATACTCCGGCTTTACCCACCAAGCCAATTCATGCAAGCTAAAAGTTTTGTCACACCAGATTGACTGATTAACAACCCCAATGATCAAACCCTTGCCTTGTTCAATAAAAATCACGCCCATTCCAGCAATTAAAGTATCAAACAACTTTGACCAATACTCTTGATTATCAATGTTTTGCAAAAACTCAATGCCACTTTCCTGACGGAATTGCTGCATCATTTCAATGACTTCTGTTTTATCGTATTTGTTGGCCTTGCGAATCATGAATTGGCCTTTGCGTCTTTGCCAAAGTAATAATTGATATTTGTAATAACAGCAACGCGATTCATGCTTGTGTCACTAGAATTAAAAAATATCCATGACGAATTGTTAGTGTATCTGCCAGCAGTGCGGTTTTGCAGAATCAATTGGATAGACGATGCCGATACTGCAATCGTGCCGACATAAGACCTTTGTTCTTCCATCCATTGTTCGCTGATTGCATAGGATGTGACATAGCCATTAAAGAATTGATACAGACCGCCAGTGCCGCCAGTTGTAATCAATGCACCATCAGTGTCAAAGAATCCATGCCATGCCTCAATGTGCGAACCTTTGATATTTTCGGATAGCACCAATCCAAGCATTGTTGGTTCGATGCCAACCAATGTGAATACGGTTTCATTCGCAGTCGATTTGATGTCGCGGGTTGCCTCACTAATAGACACCAATTGACCGAGCGCAGTAAACGGGTTGCTATCAACTGCGGGAACCGTAATGGCAGATGCGGCAGTCGAAAACAGAATCGTTTGGGTTGCAGTGGTTAGCCGAACAAATTCTGCATAACGGATATTGTTAGTGCCTACGACTGGCGTGATTACGTTCATAGCACACTCTCAAAGGCTACAAAGTTGCCATCCCACGCAATAAACGAATCATTGGTCATTGGGATAAGCGTATAGGTTGGATATTCCTTGAGGATCACCGGAAAAGTAACACCAACATACTGACTGCCACCCATTGCCACGGTAGTTCCGTATTGTCCCATTACAGCCGCTACAGGGCTTGTGAGCGTTGCAATAAGGTTCCGGTGTACCGACACATTAACCGTGCTGCCAGAACCTCTCTGAACGTCTGCTGTGACGTAATAGGAGTATCTATCTACTTGGACTATGTCGCCCACGCGCAGGATGTAGGTTGTAGAACTTACAGATGGCAGACTGCCAAGAACCAAAGTCTTGTTTGCAGAACTGGTTTGCCATTGGCAAGCAGCAATCTGGACGCTAGTTAGCTGGCCCTGATATGCAATGTAATTAATCCAACCCGTAGCACCGAAATTAAGGTATTGCTCTAGCGATTTGTCCGGCACTCGCAAATTGTTCAACACGCCACGATTCTGACTGTACAGCAGATACTTCATGGGCTTCATCGTGAACTCAAACGGAACCACGGTTTGTATTTCTGCCGTAGTGATGCGCTGGTTGCGGCTATAGACTTGCCCGACAAATCTATGATCGTTGATGCCGACTGATTCCGAGATTGATAAGATTGTTGTGATGCTCATGTTTACCTCGAAACCGGAACAGAACGGTTTGCAGATTGGTTAGCTGCCCAGACGGACATCTTGTTCTTAGCCAAAAATTGTGCAGCAGACTGAGTATCAATTGCGCTCATGTTGGCAATGTATGGTCCGTTGTAAACCACTTGCGGTTGGTTGCCCATCATGCCTGATAGCTGACCATTGGGAATGACAGTGCCAGCGCGATTAGGAATAAACAATTCCGGTCCATTCTCGCCCACAATCGACGGACGATCCATGTAACCACCAGTGGCGCGGGGAGGACCAAAAAACGTGGTTGTGCCGCCAGCAGTTGAAGTAATGTCTGGCATGGTCGAGGTAAACGAAGGACCACTAAACGCACTTTGTACGAATCCAATCAAGGATTGAAAAATGCTTGTTGCTTGCGCTTTCATTTGCAAACGCAGCAATTCGGTAATCATGTCCCCAACAAGACTGCGGAAACTAATCTTGCCAGTTCGCACAAACGTATCAATGGCATTGCTCATGCTATCAAATACGGTATTGACCGAACGCTCCATGATGTCAGCATTTGACAAAACGGAATCTTTCATCGACTTGACCACTCGGTCCACGCCAGCAGCATAAGTCTGAGAGTATTCAAACGCGGCCTGTTGGCGATAGCGCAAACCTTCAGCCACACGCAAATCTGCATCATATTGAGCTTGTGCAGCGGCCAGCATTCCAGCAGTGCCATCCTTATCGCGGATGGCAGCTTCAGCAGCAGCTTTACCGTAGCGAACCTTTGCGTCGGCGATTGAGTTTTCATAGTCCAACTGGATGCGGAGTTGATCCGTCTCTAGTTTGGACAGATTAGTAAACTGATTCTGTTGCTCTGCCGCTCGAAGAACTTGGTCGGCCTTTTCTTTGATTGACTCAAGTTGAATGTCCAGCAAAGCCTTCTGCTTTTTCAGTTCTTCCGTTTGATTGTAGTCCGACAAAAGGGCTTGGTTGTAATACTCTTGCGCCTCTCTTTGAACATTGAGATTGTATTCAGCAAGTTTCAATTCAGCTTCAGCAATTTCTTTTGCCAGCTTTGCTGCTGCGGGGTCTTTGGCTTTAGTTACTTTTCTTTGTGCGCCACCAGCCATTAGACCAGAGCGACCTTCACGCCAATCAGCCCAAGATTCTGATTCTGTGCGTTGCCCTTCAATAACTCTTTTTGCAAACCGTTCGTCACCAGCAACCAAATCATCTTGCATTTTTTTGGATCGTTGATAAGCCTCACCTAGCTTGTCAAATTGACCCTTCATAATTAAAGATGCACTTTCGCCTAACCAGCGAATATCCTCCGCAATTACAGAGAATGTGGTTGCTGTATATCTAGCAAGTACCGCAAGAACTTTAACAACCTCACCAACAGCATCCATAAAACCAAATGCACCTTTGGTGTTTTTATTGAATGAATCAAAAAGTTCGTTCAGCGTAGGAATTACTGCATTGGTAAATTGCATAACCATATCATTGGTTTTTTGTTCCAATTCGTCATGCAAGTCGCCAGCCATTTTTACTGCTTTGGCATATTCAACAAACTTTTGTCTAGCTTCTTCTGATCCATTGGCAAGACCAACAAAATCAACACCTTTTGCCGCCTTTCCAAACAACTCCATCGCTATTGCATTGCGACTAATTGGGTCTTGCATTGCGGCAATTCCAGTTAGTGCTTTGTCAAACAATGCACCCATATCTAGACTGGAAATGTCCCTAAGTGAAATGCCAAGTTTGGCGAAATCATCTTGAAGTTTTTTGCTTGATCCAGATGCAGCTTCGTCAATCTTTTGAGTAAAGGTAGCTAGCATCTTTGTCGCATTCGCAGCTTCACCACCGTTTTGACGCAATCCTTCGCTGAGTGCAAGAATTGACTCAATGGCTACATCGTTTGCTTTTGCGGTGTCTGCAATTGCATCAGCATAAGCCAATGCTTTGTATGTCAGTGCAGCGAATGCGGCAGTGACTCCGGGAATGGCTGATTGTGCTTTGCCAACAAATGAATCTAACTGTCGGTTTGCCTCGGCAAGACCCTTCTGGAACTCCGCAGAATCCAGTCCCAGAACAACACCGAGTCTCGCCAGCATAGCCATATTAGGCTCCCTTTAACATCTCCGGCGCACCGGGATTCATAAGCATAAATGTTAGCAATTTGTCATTAGCTTGTCTTTTCTTTTCTTCCTCGGTAAGGGGTGGGTAAATGTATTCATATACTGATGGGATTATGTCTTTAAGTTCAAACGGCCTTTGTCCTTGCGCTCGAATGTAGTTAAAAACTCCCGCAGTTAATGTACCAATTCCCTCTATTACCGATTTGTTCCCAATCAAACCATCTGCCCACATTACACAGATGTCTGTAAAAGAATCTGTATCTACTGCATCAGGGTCCGTGCCATGTGCAATCAGGTAAGCCCTAACTTGCCTACGCACAGACCCAACTATTTTCCCCGCGACTCCGTATAGCTCGGCGATACAACGTGGCTGATTTCTTCAATCACTTGCATCTGCACCGGGAATGGGAAAAGTTCTTCAATCATTTCATAAGTAATGGTTCCCATGTCAAAACCTTTGTCTTCTGGAACCAGCATCTTGAACATTTCGGTAATGCGATTGCGAACCAGTGCCTTGTTCCGCGCAGCTTCGCGCATGGATCGTCCCTCGACAACAACATCACCATCTTCTTCTGGCATTTCGCCAATCAAGTCTCGGTAGAATTGCTCTACTTCAGATTCATTGATTTCGAGCATACGCTTCTGCATTGCTTCAAATTCAGAAGTTAGCGGAACCTTCACTTTGAAGGTATGCCCTGCAAGTTCAAATGAACGAATACGAATTGCATCCTTGTTTTCAGCAAACTTTGAACCGAGTGCGGCAGCGAATTGACTCATAGTGTTTTCCTTTTGGCTTGTCTTGCTTGGTATCGAACAATTGACTGGCTAATCTGATTTGCCAAGTCACTTACAACAGTTGAAGATTGACCTTCTAGCGATGGTCGGAGATATGGTCTTGCAGCAACGTGAGCAGTGCCAAACTCCATTGCTACAGCCCGTGCATCACTTTGAATGCCGACAACGTGCTTGCCTTGCTTGACGTTGTAATACTTGCGCTTTGCAAGAACTTTACCGGGAGCAGTAGTTACGGTTGCAATTGCAGTATCCGTAGCACTCACATACTTAGAGCGTTTGTCTTTGCTAGTAGGCTTTCTGGCTTCAATCCGCAATGATGCTTTCAATGCGCCAGTATCAACGGGGACCATTGTTCTAGCTTGATCCAGAACAACACGCATTGCTTTGCGAACGGCACTAACAAGAATGTTCTTTGCATCCTTGGGGCCGAAATCACGATTTAGCTCATCAAGAACGTCTTTGAGTTCTTGGAAACCCTCAATGGCTACCTTGAACCCTGCCATGATTAGCCCTTGATAATTTTTGAATAAATCGTGTTGTTTAGTTCAATCACATAGTCAACAATTTCGTCCGGCGTCATCTTGTCACCGTGCATCACAGCCATACGGTAAGCAGTGTCGATACCAGCAAATCGTTGCTGCTTGAAACCAAACCAGTCCTTTTGTCCGGAACTGGCTTGGCTCAAGAGATAGTTCAGCAGATCATTGCTCGACTGAATCTGTGCTGTCATTTTGTACCTTCTTTTGTTTTGGCGTATAGGGATTCAATATTGCAAGTTCCATCAGTGCTACATACTCCGGCGAATCTTGATTTACTACTGCCAGAGCATCTGCAACTTCTTTAGCATCCACCCGCATACCCTGCGCCAAAACGCGCATGGGCTGATAGCTCGACACCATAAAAGTTACAACATCATCAAGCCGAGTTTGACCAGCCATACTGACCTCCGCGCGGGTGAATAGTAAACACTGCTTTTGCTTCTGCGCCCGGAGCAGCATCAATGTGGAACTGACCAACTCGACCATTGAACGCGTAGTAAACCACGTTAGTGCCATCAGTTGCCGAGATCACATAAGTGCGCTCAGTGATACCAGAGTAAGCATCAGCGCGAACTTGCAGCAGAACCGTATCAGAAGGATTCCATGCAGCAGTAATGGTCATTGAAGTCGGAGCAGCTTGAACCGGAATCTTGTCCGATTGACGCGCACCAGCAACAGCAAAGCTAGCAACTGCATCATCCTGACCAAAGGCAGGAATAGCTTCAACCTTGACTTGGTTTGCAGAGACAGCAATGGCGCTAACGCTTGCCAGAACCGAAAGGTTGGCAACAGTTAGCGGGGTGGGAGATGCGCCCGATTGTGCGTATAGGGTTGCACTAAAACCGGGAAGAATATTCGTCGGGAGAGCCATGATTGATTCCTCAATTAAAAGTTAAAAATGCTTGTCTTATCCCGGAACATCTAGTGTGCAATCCAAAATGACTTGGTTTAAGCCCAACTCATTATCGTATGTGTTGTACAGCCAAACGACATCAGCCTTTGAGATATAAAAGCCATTGGCAGTCATATCCCCAAAGGGTCCAGCGTATCCGTGCAGTGATTGTAATACGTCATTAGCCAAATTAAAAGCGGTGTTCATTGACTGGCTAAAGATGCTCATTTGGAATACAGGGCGATCAATACCCTTAACGCTTTGCGTTTTGCCCGTGTAAACGGGTTGATGCACATTGCGCAATTGCCAAGTGACAAAGGTTCCCTCGGTTGCCCAATTGCGATTGAAGTTTGCATACACAGGCACAGGCGAAAAGATGCCATTCAATTGATATTGAATAGACTCCGCATAATCAACAGGATTGTTTTGGCTCATACTGGCGAACTCGGATCGTTGTAATAACAAACAAAAGTAATGCTCATGCGATCATTGCTTTCGCGGCAATCAGTAATACGCCAATCTTTATTACGCCATTTAAAACTGTATAGATTTTGATTATCAACAATTTCTTTTGTATTTGGCGTGTAATTCAAAGTGATATTCATCAAGTCTTGGTACACACGATAACGCTCCGAAATTCTCAGATTGTTTGCCAAGTCATGAACAAGTCCGCGAGTTTCAAACCACGGAGTAATCGTAGTGGTGTATTCGCCAACAGCATTAACGCCATTCGTTACGTTATTAACTGTAACATTTTCGTATCGTGTAATGCCCATTACATCACCAATGGTTTGTAAGGACGCAATAGTTGAGCCACACCATACGGAAGTTCGTGCATGATTCTTTCCGTGGTATTGGAACGGTTGTTATAAAGATGAGTCAGCAACAACAATCCGGCTTGTTGAATTACAGGATACTGCGGCAGTTCACTAACCGATTGCGTATAAGTAATAACTACAGGATTGGCAATCGTTTGACTAAGCGGGCTAGGCATACTGGTAACAACCACCCGATTACCAGTGGGATCGTAAAAGTAAGAAGTAGAAGGCAGCACACTGATTGCAGTGCTGGTGTTTCCGTAATACTCAATTTTTTTGATTGATACGCCTGTAGCACCTTGGCCCACTTCCGGCAGATCAAAGAATAATGCACTGTCGCCCGGACCCGGATTGCCATAATAAACACGATAACTAATAGGAAAAATTGCCAGCCCAAGATAGTCCTCAATTGCCATTCGAGTCGCAAGTTCTAGACCCGATAGATAGGAATCTTGACTCTCATCGTTAAACAAGTTCAACTGTTGAGTAATTTGATCAAGCGTCAACCATTGGGTCGTAATGTCCCTATCAACCTGTTCAATCTTTGCATAATTGAAAGGGTTGCGGTTGTTGCCAAAAAACTCAGCGAGAGTCAGGTTCTCGGTAGCCATTTATTACGCACCTCGGTAGAGACGCACACCAGCAAAGACATCAAGGATGGTGCTGCACAAACGCTTCTCAGCATACAGGTTGACGAACCCCGGTTGGGTTTGCTCAAGACGCTGGAACTTGATTTCTTCGTTGTCAGCAATGGTCAGGAAACGATCCCACGCAGCAAGGTAAACCGGGAACTTGCCAGCACCGACTTCATCCATGTACGGATTCGGAATCACCGGATGTCCAAAGATGTTACCGACAGATGCACCATCCTTATCACCGATTTCCAAGAACAGCGGCAGACCGCCCGAATCCTTAATATCACGCAGCAGCACAATCGTGCTTGGGTGCATCATCCATGCAGTTGAAGGATTGTTCCAGTATTGAGCGGGCAGCGCAGATGCCAGTGAAACCATTTCATCGTAAGTGATGCTGGTCGGATAGGATTGCGAAACTTGCAGCATGGTATGGCGACCATTCGTGGTAGCCGAACCGCTAGTACCGAACGATGCAGCAGAAGTCGAGCCAGCGTAAAAGTTCAGACCGCGCAGACCGTAACCGTTACCAGTTTGCGGCGTAGAAGTACCCGAACCAGAATCATTGTTCAGCATCATGGATAGTGCTTCTTGCTGTGCAAATTCCAGCGCAATATCAGCAACCAGCGATTCTTCCAAACCGTTAATGTCGTCCAGCACTGCGGTGCGGACTGGCACAACGGCGTTAATACATTTCATACTAATTTGCCAGAAAGACGATCCTTCATTTCCAAGATCAGTCTTTACTGTGTAATCCCACGGGTTGTTAGTACCCGATTGCAATTGAGTTGCATTACCAGTCTTGACCACAAATGCTTGGTCCGAACCATTGCTGGTAATAACGCGGCTAAACATCCGCAGCGGGTTTGCATAACGGAGTGCAGAAAAAGCATCGTCATAAATAACTCGACCACCAATATCCGAACCCGAACTGGTCAGGGTAGAGGCTTCGCGCAAGTTAACAGTCGATTCGCCATCCACTAGCGCAGTTTTTACGGCTTCAAGAATTGGATTCATGATTGTTCCTTGTAAGGAGAAAAGGGCGGGTTTCCCCGCCCTTTTTTCAACTTAGGTTGCAGTACCAGTCGAGCGATAACGGATGATTGCGAACGGATCAACCACCGAGGTAGCAAGACGCTTTTCACCAAAGAACGTGATATAGCCCGGCAAGGTTTGGTCATAGCGACGCAGAACCATGTTCAGACGATCCACGATGGTGTGGCCACGCGACCAATCACCAAAGTACATCGGATACAGGCTATTCGTGCCAGCCGAACCCGTAGTCGATTGCGACGGGTTATCCATGTACTTGTTGACCACCACATCAAAGCCCAACATACGACCAACGATACCGTCGGTTTCAAGCGGCGACATACGCTCGAAAATCGGAGTGCCGTTGCTGTCCTTCAGACCGCGAATTTGCGACAACAGAATCGGGTTAATGACGAACTTGGTAGACGGCGACCAGTATTGTTGCGGCAGATCGTAGATAAAGTTGATAACGTCTTGAAACGTGATGTTGGCAGCACCAACGGTGTTCGCATTGGTGGTCAACTGATCATACGTTGCGAGGCTATGCAGACCGCTCGACGAACCCGTACCCGACGTACCGAAAGCAGCGGTAGAAATCGTACCGCCAGTGTAAGTCGAGTTTGCACCAGCGTACTGATCCAGACCGCGCAGACCATTAGAACCACCATACGGCAGAGTGGTAGCACCTTGGTCGTTGTTCTGAATCATCGACAAGGCTTCAGCTTGCGAGAATTCGCGCAGCATATCGACCACGACGTTGCTTTCCAAACCGTCGATGTCGTCCAGTGCAGCAGTACGAATCGGGAATTGGACGTTCAAGTCTTGCAGCGTCAGTTGCCAAATGTTGGTTGCTTCAGTGGTAGCAGTGCCGTTGTTCTGGATTGCATAACCCCAAGCAGCACCAGCATCACCAACCTTGGCGCGGAACTGATAGGTTGCGCCATCAGTCGAGACATTGCGCGAACAACCACGCAGCGGGTTTTCAAGACGCAGCGGGACGAAGACCGGATCATACGCAGTACGACCACCAACGCCAGCACCCGAACCCGTCAGGGCCGAGGCTTCGTTCATGAACGCTTCGTATTGGCTTTCGTCTTCGAACATCTTGATTTCTTTTTCGACAGCGCGAGCCGACTTGGTGAAGTCGCGCAGTTGCTCGGCAACCATGCGGTTCACATCAGCACGAACAGTCTTGGCAGTCTTGATGATTGCCGGAGCCGAAACCGATGCAACCTTGGCTTCCAGAGCGGCAATCTTTTCAGCGACTTCGCCTTTAACGGCTTCAAGAGTGGTGGCGACTTCAGCCTTAACCGACTCTACTGCGGCAACATTTGCCAACTCGATTTGATCGAGCTTTTCAATAATTTTTTCCATTTTAATTACCCTTTTGAATGCGTTTTTGAAGTGCCTTTTCCAAGTTGCGTCGATCCAACGCGGCAAGGATTTCGGCTTCGATTACCACCGCATCCGGCTCACCCGGAGTTGGTTCAGCGTCAACACGTTCCGTTAGGGCGCGTTTGACGATACTGGACGCGGTGGTCGCATCCTTCTTTGAAAGTCCTGCGTCACGCAAGACCTTCTCAAGACTGCGCGGATTCAACTGGCCTTCTGCGTCGAAGCATTCCAGCTTTTGAATTTCCGCTTTTGGATTGTTGGGGTACATAACTACGGAAACTTCACGCAGTCCACCCTTTGTGATTTGGAAATAGGCTTCATCGTTATCCGGTTCTGCATCATTGCCAGCAGCATCAACCATCTTTGCTTCCTCGGCGTATGCACCCACAGAAACGCCACCGAACATATCCGGCGATTCTTTTAGCACCGAATAAAGATCGCTGCCGCCCACGGTATTCATATAAATACGACCCTTGGCAGTCATGCCTTCAGCATCGAATTCAAATTCGTTCCACTCGCCCATAGGCATTCCCATGTCGTTGTGG